ATATCATCTACTGCTTTTGTAGCACTATTTGCATCAGTAATAGTTAAACCACCAGTAGTAGCATCAATACCTACTTCTCCGCCAGTTAATAAAGGTAAATCACTAGTTAAATCAGCAAATGTTTTTGATTGATCTAATGATGGAACACCTAATCCAGTAGTAACTCCTTCACCTATTCCTGATAAAGAATCACCTAGACTACCAAACTGTGGCTCTACAAAAGAAGGAACAGCATCAGCTACTTGTGTAAAACCGCCAGGTGCAGGATATATTTCTTCAGTTCTTGATAAAAGATCAGTAGTAACTCCTTCACCTAGTCCTGATAAAGAATTACCTCTATTTATACCTAAACTGTCTACTGTGTCTGCTTCTAGTATATTATTATCAACTAAATAATCACCAAACTTACCTGATTGTAAAGCATCTACACCATAGGTTACACCATAAGCCATAATGGCAGCAAGTAAAGAATCTTCTAGATCTCTTCCTAGTGCTAAACTAGTGCTTCCTGCTACCACAGCATTACCTATAGCAGTAGCTGCTGTTCCAGTTGCGTTACCACCAGTAATAAAACTTCCTATTTCAGGGGCATAAGCACCTCCTGCTAAAGTAGTAGCTATTGTAGCAAATGTTACTAAATTTTTATCAGAGGTATCTTGATACAAAGGATAGAAAATAGGTTGGTCTCCAACAAACTTAACATTTAAGTCTGCACCACCTTCTATACCTGTATACAAATTACCAAAGGATGTAGACTCTTCACCTCCACTGCGTAATGTGCCACCACCTGCAAATACGTCTACTGTTTCTCCTGTTTTCTTATTGAACAACTCATCCATAGAACTAGGTAGAGTTGCTATATACATCTTTTCTGTAGCTCCTTGACCTAAAGATCTACCTGTGTCTACTTCCTTAACAGTGCTAGGTTGTACTTCTATTCTTTTACCAACTCCCATTGCGGTAGTAGGTTCTTCACTGTAATAATATTTAAAATTACCAGTATTAGGATCAGCAATTCTTTCTACTTCTACATTTTGTCTAGTTGTATCTACACTTCTTTTACCTAAGTCATATATACTATCTACACCAGCTTTAGCAAACTCTTTAGCTTGTTCTTCTATAATATAGTCTAAATCACTAGGATTTACATAATCAAATCCTCTTGCTTCTAATACATTATATTGTGCTTTAAATTCATCTCTAAGATTATTAACTCTTTGTTCATAAGACGTAGTATCGTCTGTAACGCTCTCACGAGCCTGTGACCGCTCTCTTGTCTCTGTAAGCATACCAGTGCTACTAACGTCTTCAGAGGGCGATTGGGAGGCTGTGGTGGGTTCTGGAGACGTAGCAGCTAACCTCATTGCATTTTGTTCTTGTTGTGTTAATCTAGGAGCAACAGAAGGGTCTATGCCTTGTGCAAGTTGCTGTTCTTGAAACATTTTGTAAGCATCTAGGATACTCATGAGTATGACCCTCCCTCTATTGAACCACCAGATAATGTACCTGATAGTACAACATTTGTAATGGTTGCTGTGCCTGTCACCGCTGGGGAGGCACTATCAGCTTTCGTCGTAACTGCTGTAGCAATATTATCAAATTCAGTATTAATCTCTGTTCCTTTAACGATTTTGTTTGGATCTCCACTGTTTAACGTATCCTTTGCTGCGAAGTTAGTTGTTTTTGAATAATTACTCATTATATAGTCCTTCCTAGAACTGAATAAATATCTATCTTTTGTAGTGATAGAGGGTTACTATCTATTGATGCGTTTACTCCTACTTGTAAAATAGTACCATTTCCTGATAATTGTGTACTAAGTTTGTCAATAAATACAGAAGCTGAATATTCTGCTACATTGTATTCTGCTGTACCATACTCAGCAATGTTTCCTTCTTTTGTTTGTACATCAGCATTATTAAAACTGTTTTCATAATCAAAAGCCCATTTTAAAGCTAATGTAGTATTAATAGCACCTATGACTGTTACATTAATCTTTTTAGGTATCTTAGTTACAGCAGGATTACCAAAGTCTAAGTATGGTGATAAATAACTAAATACATAACTAGAACCACCATCAGTAAAGTTTTTATACTGTGCTATACCATTAGGTTGTCCTAACAGTAACCTGTTATCATTTGTTACCGCTAATGATGATGGGTCTATACTATCCCATCTAGTTATTCTGTATGAACCATCAGGTAGTGTTGCTCTTACATCAAAACAAAATGTAAAACCTGAAGCTGGTAAAGTTAGTAAATAAAATGCTTCCTTCTCATAGTATATACTTCTTATCTCATCTTTGCTCTCTACTGCTACAAGAGAAAGAAAGTTATCTCTTACATTCTTTGACAAGTCTCTTAGTGGTGCTGACTTCTCTTGTATGGTTCTACCTAGACTTCTTAGACCACTATCAGATAGAAATACTAAATCAGTACCTATAACTTGTACAGAGTCTCTTGCAATACAACCTGTGCCTACGATTACATCATTCAATGATATGTTACTTACATCATCTGCATTTTGATATAATACAATGTGATGTTCACAGAATATTACTAGAAAGTTATTATGTGCAGCCAGTGCTGTTATCTTATCACCACCAGGTACAACTTTCTCTAAATTTAACTGTCCTGAACCAGAACCACTAAAGTCTGAACCGTCTAGTAATACACTGTGGTATATTGTTAATGGATCATTTACTATATTAGCCATCCACATTCTACCAAAAGCTGATAGTGCTACATTAGGTGTAAATGTATCTGTTGCATATCCAGAAGGTACATTACCTACATCTCCTAGTCTTTGTAGTCCAAAGTCTCCTGTGTGTGCATGACTACCACCTCCACCACCACCTACAGGTAACTTATGGTATACTAAAGTAGGATGACCTTTTTGCACTGCATACATATGTGGACTAAAATTAGTACCGCTTTCAAACTCTGCTTGTTTAAACTGCCAGTTGTTATCTGATATGGTATATGTAATTGTTGCATTAGCGTTAGTATTATATACAGGCATAGCAGACATACTAGTTTCACCTCTATACAACTTTTCATCACCACCACTAATAATAGTATGTGATCCTGTAGCTGTATAATTATCAAACTCTACCATACACTCTGGTAGTGTAGATGTACCACCAGCAGTTGTTTGATACTCCCAACCTCTTCTAGCAGCCATTCTACCAGACTTATCAATCACAGCATTATCTGCTTCTAATGTAAATGACAAGTCAAGAGTTACACCAGAGTCTTGTGTGTTAATACCAAAGAAGCCTGGTGATGTTATTGCTACTGGTTGTATAGGTTTGTTAGGCATTATGAAGGATACCACACTGTTTCTTCATCAGGTCTTCTTGCAGCTTCTATAGCTATAGCATCTCCTAAAGCCTGTTTAGCTACTGCGTACTGACTTGATACACTGATACCTCCATCTTCACCACGTTCTTCTATTGCTTTAGCCCATGCTAAAGATGTAATTATATTCTTTTGTATAGCAGTGGTGTCTGTATCAGTTGTTAGTTCTTCTTCAGGTATAACTAAGTCAAACCTTATTACATAATCACCATCAGGAATAGGATATAAATCTATTTGCCCATCTCTGTCAGGGTCTACACCATTAGGATTATAGTATAACGGTGCTCCCTGTGTAGGTGTGTCAGTTAACAACAAACTTTGTATAAAGTATGATGATGTTTGATAACGTAAAAATACATCTTCTGTATCATTATGTGCAGAGATAATTCTAAACTTGTTCCTAGCACCATCTAAGTTGTAGTTAAATGTGCCTTGTTGTGTCGTAAACGATACTGTACTTCTTAGTACATCCCAATTCCATGCGTCTTCTGTTTCTCTTTTAGCGTCATTAACTAAAGCACCTATCAAAGAAGAATACCCATTCTGAGACACACTGGTTACTTGGGCTTCTCTGAGCCTAACCAGTACATCATTTACTAAATCTAAATATGTAGTTGTAAGTGCCATTTAGCAATCCCATTTTCTTAGTGCTTTATTAATCCTACTATTAGGATCATTAGCAGTTTTACTACCTGTTCTTTTCTTTTTCATTCCTTGCATCCTAGCACAGAAACTCTTACGCCTAGATGCTTCCTTGGGTGACTTCTTTGCTTTCTTTCTTGATACTGGTGGTTTTAAGTTAGCACCTGTAGTTCTTTTAAAATACTTTCTACCAGCTTCATTAAGACCACCTTTAGGATTTTGATACTTTTTTTGAACCATTTTTCTTCCTTGCAAATGTTCTTACATTGGTAGGTTTACCACCTGTATTACCTGCTGCTCTCTTTCTTCTTACAGCAGACTTTCTTTGTGCTTCTGTCATACTCTTAGCTTTAGACCTAGGTACACATTTAGGATAGGCTCTTTTACTATCTTTAGTAGACTTACGACCACAAGCCTGAAACTTACCTTTCTTCTTAGGTGCTCCTATATCTACCCAGTCACCTTTCTTGCCTTTACCAAACCATTCTTTTAGTGACATAGTAAGCAACTCCTACAGGTATAACAACAATTATAAAAAACATAACTAAACCCATTTATGCGTAACCTCCACCTTTCTTCTTATATTGACGTACAACGTACCCTGAAGCATAAGCTGAAGGCCATTTATCAAACTTACGTTTTGCCTCTGCTACTACTCTGTTATACAGAGCCTTGTTAGTAGGTGTAGGAGATTTCTTAGACTTTTTTGCTGCCACTTTTAGCCCTCTTTTGTGCTGTTTTAGAAAGTTCTTTAAGATGAAAAAGTTTTTTACTAGACTTGTTATGTGTTGCACCAGAGTGCATATCACCATTAGGCATTTTGTGCATCTTGCCTTTATATTCTTTACCATCTCTAAAGTAGTGAGCTACGCCTTTAGCCATTATGCTTTTCTCTTAGCTGGCTTCTTCATTGGCTTCTTAGCCATCATCTTCTTACCACCATAACCTTTATTCATACCGTTTTTCATTGGTTTCTTCTTGCCTTTCATCATGCCGTACATAGACTTCTCCTTAGCTTAGTTTTAAAATAATAGTAACAAGTATTAATACAATAGAACCAAAACAACCAATTAATATAGTTTCTAGTCTCTTGATTTTAGAAAGTGTCTCAGCCCACCTTTCTGCACACACAGCCTCATGGGATGTTAGTCTTTTGTCTAGTTCGTTTAGTAACTCTTCTGTCTTCATCGTTTAAACACCTCCTGCACTAGAACCACTTATATCAATCCATGTCTGATTATCTTCATCCCAGTTATACATACCGCCATCAGTAGGCATTGCAGATGGTGCTATCCATGTAGCATCAGCAGTAGACATAGACCAACTATCGTAAGGTTTAGGTGACATAAATAAATCTTGGTCTGCAAAGTAAGTATAGCCTTTACCTGCATAGTTACCTCTCATATTACCGTTGTAAGAAGTTTGTTTCCATGTGCCAGATAAACAATTTTGCAAATGTGCAATACCGACTGTTTCATCTTCTACACCTTCAGAATTTGTAGTATGTTTGTTATCAACTGCCAACACTCTCAAAACTACATTTGCACTATTCAACTCTGCAAAATGTGCCATAAATACTCCTTTAACTAAAACCGCTTTGAATTAAGCATTTAATCGTAAAATCACTATACCTTTTCCACCATTGCCGCCTGCCATATGATTAGAGCCATCGTACCCACCTCCGGCCCCTCCTCCTCCGGTGTTTTCTGTCCCTGCTTGCCCTACATCCCCAAGTTGAGCACTTCCACCACCTCCGGTACCTCCTAGTCCCAAGTGAGAAGAGGTAGAACTACCGCCAGCTCCGCCTCCGCCACCTCCAGCAAAAACAGTGCTAGTGATTACATTAGCTTTGCCAGCCCCGCCATTTCCAGCTTTTATGGTGCCAGAAAAAGAGCCATTCGTTCCAACAGCATTTATTCCACCGCCTCCTCCAGACATAAAGTTACCACCAGAATTTCCTCCGGTGCCTCCGTTATTTCCTTGACTTGGACTAACATTAGGCTCGTTACCATCACCCTTAGTCCCTCCCTGCGAATCTGCTCCACCTCCAGATCCTCCATCCGCAGCATTTTCACTGCTTCCACCAGCATGACCACCACCTCCTCCGCCCCCAGCAGAAGTAATGGTTGAAAAAGTTGAGTTACCCCCGTTTGAACCTGTTCTTGTTTGTGCGCCAGACCCTCCGCCTCCAACAGTTACAGTATATGTTTGACCAGGATTGACAGATAATTGCGTTCCTGCTGCTTTAGTGCCTTCACGCATTCCCCCAGCGCCAGCTCCACCCCCGTTTCGTCCTCCTCCGCCTCCAGCAGCAACTATGACAAAATCGACTGATGTTATGCCTGATGGTATTGTGTAGTTTTGAGTTCCAGTAAAAGTTACGATTGTTCCATCAAAAGGGTTTTTATCGCCAAAATTAGAAAATAATAATTGATGTATTCCAGTCATTATGAAATATTCCCAGTAAGAACAGCTAAGTCTGCTGAATAACTAAACATGATACTAGCAACTCCATTTGCATCTAGTGTATGCAAAGCAGTTGCTGCTAAATCTCCTGCCTTGACTGCATTAACAGCAGTACAAGCTAATGATGCTGTACATCCATTTACTGATATAACTGATACAATGTCACCTACTGCAAATACTCCTGTAGGAACAGTTATTACAACATTTGCTGAGTTTACTGTAACTTGATTACCTGCATCTCCTATGGCTAATGTATAAGCTCCTGAAACTTTAGTACTTAATGGTATATCTCTTAAATTACCGTCTGCATCATTAACAACATCAAAAGTTTTGTTTGTTAGCGTAGCTGTACCTACCTCAGATACTAACGTAGAATCAGCACCTAAAGGTAGTAACATTGTATTTGTAGCACTAAGAGAATGATCTTGTGCTTTTAACTTTTGACCATGTGTGTTAGCATGACAATTTAACTGTATTTGTCCTTCTGCTGAAGAACCATCACCTTTTATCTCAAACACTTGTGTTGCAGGGTCTACTACTAAGTTACCTGATGTGTTTGTTAAATCTGCATTTAAGTTTAATGCTGCTGGGTTTGTACCTACTTCTACAATAACATTACTACTATTCTTTGTATATAATCTTTTATCAGCAGTATTAACTGCTAATTCTGCTCCTCCAACAGCACTAGTGATATCAGCGGTAGCTGGTACTCCTGATGAGTCTTTCTTCTTAGTTAAAATGGTTGTCATGAGTAAGTACCCCCTTCAATTGTACTTGATTCTGTTAGAACTGTGCTTCCTCCATCTTGTAGCACTCCTGTAAAGTTTGCCGTAGCAGCATCTAAAAAAGCTGTATCAGCATCATAACCTTGAACTGATACACCTATCATTGATTGTGTTAGTACATTACTGGAACTGTGTTGTAATACACCAGTAAAGTTTGCAGTAGCATCAGAGTAGTTTACTCCTCCTCCTGTAACACCAGCAGAAGCTACTGATACACCAATATCAGCACTTGTTAGTACATTGCTACCACTTTCTTGTAATATTCCTGTAAAGTTTGCTGTAGCATCACTATAGTTTACAGCAGACGCTGCTGCTGCTGTGACAAATTCTATGTCATTTTCAGTTGCATTTACTGCTAGAACAAAAGTAGCATTACCAGAATAAGAAGGCAACAAAGCTACTCTAGCAGAAGCTACAGTAGTCGCACTTGTACCGCCCTCACTGATAGCTAAAGGTAGTTGCTCAAATGTAGCAGTACCTGCACCGCCTGTACCTCTAAAAAAAGCCATAATTATTCCTTAACATAAAAAACCCTCCGAAGAGGGCTATAATGTTTACCAGTTTGGTCTTCCAACAAAGCAAGTATATGTAGCAGTTGCTAAATCAATAGCACCACCTGTATTGTTTTCTACTTGAAACTCTATTGTATCTGCTCCTGTTACTTGTGCAATAAGGTTTAAATCTTGTGCAGAACTGCTAGTTGCTACACCTAATACCATATCACCTACACCTACACCAGATACTGTAATAGCAGTAGCTTCTTCATTGCCATCTGCTACTGAACCAAAATTAAATGTATCTTTGATTGCCCAGGTATCAGAAAAAGCTCCCTGAAACTGTCTGAGTTCTCCTCTTTTTACTGTAGCCATTATTCATCCTTATAAAGAAAAGGGTTGACTACTAGAGCCAACCCTGTTATTAAAATTAAGCTGGGACAACAAGTGCAACAGCAGATGTATCTCTTAGCTCACCAGTACCATATAAGGTATCAGCAGTTAAAAGTGTACCTAAATGCTCTTGCTTGTATTGTGTTTGAACACGAACACCAAGTTGCTCAACTAATACTCCAAACTCAGGATGGAATAACAAACATACTCTAGCAGCACCAGAACCGTTAGTTGTGTCTACATTAGTAGATACATATACCTTAATACCATATATGTCACCAATCTGACCATTTCTAATAGTGTTAGCATTACCAGCTTCACCTGTAAATGCTTGTTCTGTGAATCGTGATAGACCCATCATTACGTTTCTAGCTACAGGTGGGATAACAAAGTTACGATTATCCATAGGAACATCTTGATCGTCAAGACGCTGGATAGCTCTTCTAAATCCTGCATCAGTAATAGCACTTTCGTTATTACTAGCAGCTACATAAAATGTAGAACCATCACCTCCTAAGAAGCCTTTGTCATAAGCAGCACTACCAGAACCAGCCTGTGACTGTCTACCTAAAGATAATACATCTGTATCTACTCTAGTAGCTAACGCATAACCAGCATCATCTGTGTAGAAACGTCTTAGTGAACTCAATGCCTGTACTTCAGCAAAGTCTTCAATCAAACGACTATACTCATAGTGTTGGTTAATTGTTACAGTCTTTTCTGTACCAGACTCTTGAATAAGAGTAACTTCTGTTTCAGCAGCTTTAGTTGTTGCTGCACCACGAGCAGGAGCAGGAAAGTGAACTACATCACCTTTCTTACCCTTCATGTTCATTGTTTTAATTAAGTTAGCAGCTACAAGATTCTTCTTGTAACCAGCGATAATTTCATCCGACCAAATCTCAGGTATAAAACCTGCGGTATTGACTTCTGAATTAATTACATGATTAGTACCTAAACCCATTTTAAAATTCCTTTTCTAAAATATCATCCTCTAACTCTTCCTTCTCTATGTGCTTTTTCAATCTCTGGCAACATAGATTCGTACTTGTTAGGATCACTGTTAATAAGATTTCGTATATCAGAACGTCTAAAGATTTTCTTTGATGGTGCTTCTCCGCTACCGCTTGCTACAGTTGTAGTAGCACTCTTAATGTCTTGTGACCTAGCTTGTTTCTCCATCTCTACAGTTTTACTACCTACCTGTCTCTTTTCTTTCCATGTAGAAATAAGCTCGTCAGCAGCATCATAATCATACCTACGATCAGCCCTCATAAATAACTCTGCTCTTACTTTAGAATTATTTACCCAGTCCTGAAACCCTTGATCTTTTACTACATCAGTAAAGTCTGGATGTTTTTCTTTCAGTGACGAAAGAGCTTTAGACCTCTGCATCTCTTGGGTTAACTGTTCTGCTTGTCTAATCTTAGGGTGATTTTGTATTGCCTTGTCTACAGCCTGTTTAGGGTTAGCAAAAAAATCATCATCATTAGATTCTTCTGGTTCTGTTTGCTTTGTTTGTGGTTGACTTTGAACATAAGAATTAGCAACCCTACGAAGTTCTCCTAACTCTGTACCTTGTCTGCCTATTAACTTCTCAGCTTGTTGGTGCATAGATATAACTTCTTGAAGAGTTTTCTCCTTATACTTCTCAGGAATCTCTACTTCTGTTTTAACTTCTTCAGCTTTTACTTCTTCTTGCTGTGGTTCTTCTTTCTTATCTTCTATTTCTTCTACAAACTCAGCCACTATTACTCTCCTGTGTCAGTTGACATTTTAGGAAAGACACTTTGAATGGGGGTCTAACCTTGTCCCATACTACTATACTCTTGACCTATACCCACTTTTCTTTCATACTTCATATGACTCTCTCTACGTCTAACCCACGCATCTGATGCAGTGGGGAAGTCACCTGAACAACCATCTAGGTCTATTCTTGGTTTGCTGATTATGCGTTTAGCTTCAGCATTACAAGAGGGGCAGTTAGTTGTTTTTACTGAATCATCAATGTATTTCTCAAATACATAATTATTTTTACATTGAAACTCAAATATTCTTTTAGTCATTATGTGTTCACATACATTAAGTCTTCATTAGGGTGTGCTTCTTCTTCTGCACATAAATCTTCATATACCTTTTCAGACATATTTTTTAACCCTAACATATACTTTAGTATATCTACCTGTCCTTTAGCAAAATGAAAATCTTCACTAGTTTCACAGTTCTGAACACTTTTGTATTCATCATACATTTTTTGTAAATCTTCCATCAAGTCTTTCCAACCTGGTGAAGACATCATTGAAAAACGGTTATCATAGTAATTTAATATTTTTTTATCCATTGGCACGTTTTTTGCTTTATTATTGCGTGATTATAGCACACTTTTTTGTAAAAGTCAAGTATTTCTTGAAGATTGTAGTTGTAATTCTGCAATTCTAGCTTTTGTGTCTATATCTTTCTCTTTTAAAGCCACATTTGCTAGTTTTATACGTCTTTCAAACTCTTTTGAAGGGTCATCTGCGTCTCCAAGGTACTTAGAAGCACTAGCAGCTATCTTAGCCTGTGTTTCTACTGGTTTTAACTGTGTTTCTACCGTTTCTCCTTGTGCTTTAGCCTGTTTTAGCTGTACATCTGCTTGTAAATCAGCTAATTCTAGCTGTGCTTTCTGTAATTGTAGCTGTATAGCAGCTTGTTGTGACTGTGCTTCCTGTGGATTAGGTTGCATCATCTGCTGTAGCTGTTGTATAAGCTGTTCTCTGTTGTTCAAACTAGAGTTTTCTATGATTGCAGATAGAACTAATGGTACAATTGGTGATTCTGCACCTAGTGTTTTCAGTAAATTCATAAACTGCATCTGCTCATGCTCTCTAGCTATGATACCAAGATTACTAGAAGGAATAAAAACAAAGTCTTGTGCAGGATACTTCTCAGGTTCAAACTGCATAAACCTATGTGCAGACTTAGTTATAAATGGAATTAAGAACTGTTCTTGAAAGTTTATTAATGTCCTCTTGTTTTTCTTTATGATTGATGATAATGCTACAGATAATCCTGCTCCTTCAGCAGTAGTCATCGCTTGTAATGATGAACTATCTATTGTTCCTGTAGCCATTAATAGCATATTCATAAAGGAAGTAGCAGTGTTGATATTAGAGCCATCTACTGAACCTATCTTAAATGGATACAGTATCTCTGCTGGATTACCATTAGTAAGAATAGTCTTACCAGGTTTTACTTCAAACCTAGCACCTCTAGGTAGTCTGGTAGCATCCATAGCCATCATAGGTACTGTAGCTAGTGCTACGCTGTCAAGGTGTGAACGCACTTGAGCATCAATAGCCTTTTGCATATTGTAGCCCTTCTCAGCAATACCACGACCCCAGAAACGATTAGGAACACTATCATTTTGAAAAGAAACAATAGGTCTATCTTTCATCATGTATGGTGACTCTTCTGCTTTGAGTAAATACTGCTCATTAGCTATGACTACTATTCCTTCTACAAGGTCACTAAAGTCTGCTGCTTGAGTACCATACTCATCTGCTTGTTTGTTGAATACTTCTTCATACTTTTCTGAATCATCTTGATTCTCTATCATATACTTTGGTATGAGTCCATAGTATCTTAACAACTTAACTCTGTTCTCTTGATAATCAGATACTTCTTGTGATGGTTCTAAATCAGTCTCTATAGCATACTGAGATAGGTCTGAGACAGTCTCATAGACTCCTGACTCCATTGCTGCTACTACAGAGTGGATAGATACCAGTTCTTCAATAGCACAGCCTAGAGCCTCCTGTACGTTGCTTGCAGAGGGGTCTATCAAGAAGTTGTATGGTGTGATTGGTTTGAGTCCAACACAGAACCTTGTTTTCTCTTGTACTCCTACTGCTGTAATACCCATCTCTACTACTGGTTGCATAGCTGGTATTAGTTCTTTCTTCTCATATACAGTAATCTCACCAATACCGTTACCATAGATTGCAGATAGTAAGATAATATCAGAGATTGACTTTCTTACGTTACCCTTCTTGAAGTCTTCTATCATCTGACTACGAATCATCTGAATGTCAATCTTCTGTGGATCAAAACCATCATCAGTAATATCAAAGAACTTCTCTCCTCTACCAAACACAGCTTCTTCTATTTCTGCTGTGTGTGACTCTATTGCTTGTTGCAGTGCAGGAGTGATTATTCTGGCTCTTTCAGAATCTCTGGTTTTGTCTGCTGGGTCAAAGATACCTCTAAACAATCTTTCATACTCTTGCCACTTGTCCAGATAGTTTGTATCTCTGTGTACTTTCCATTGGTCACATTGACCTAGTACCCATGATACAAGAGGATTTACTGTTTTACTGTCATCATACATATTGTTTTCCTTTTAGGAGTGGTACACATAACGGTATACTACTAGTAGCCTGTTATCGTGTCTAGTGGTTCGTATTCTTCTTCTTCATAGTATGTAGTATATTCTGGTATCTGTACCTGTGTGATATACGACAAAGCATCTATTAAATCATCATGCACCTGTGGGTTAGGAAACTGTAACAACTGATCTAAGAACTCTTTATTCCATTCTCCTTTATTCAGAGTAATCTTACCATGCTCAAACCTACCCTGTAATGCCCATGTAATTCTATCAATCTTTTTCTTGTTTCCATGAGTTACATCTTCTAATTTGAAGTATGTGTTGTATTGACGCATCATATCTGACAAGTAACTCATTATTGCATTTTTACCAACACCTTTTTCTATTCCTACACACAAAGGCTGAAAGTCTGTTACTGCTTGAAATATCTTAGAAGCAGTCTTCTTAATATTCCATCGACCATATTCTATACTATGAACCCACCATCTATCTTCATCTACTTTTACTATTGCTATAGCGGTGTGGTCTAATCTTTTTTTCCTAGCAGTGTTAGCATTAGGTACGTCAGAGAATCCTGCAATATCACAAGCTATATACCATCTACCTCTTTCTGGTTCTTGTTCATCATACTGTATCCAGTCTTCTTTGAATAAACCACCACTAGCAGCTTCAAAAGAAGCCATAAACTCTTGTCTGAAAGCAAAGCTAGACATTGACTTCCTAGCTGCTTCTATTTCTTTTGGGTCTAGTAAATCATTATCAAAAGAATTAAAATGCCATGCTTTGAACTCTGAATCACCGCTATCGTTAGCGTAGTTAAAGAGGTCAAAGAAATGGTTTCTACCATAAGGTGTGCCTATAAACAACGCAGAGCCTTTCTGGTCAGCTAGAGCAGGTCTGATAATAGTTTCCCATACCTCTGACTTCATAGAGCCATACTCGTCCATTACAACAAACTTTAGAGATACTCCACGCATTGTCTCTGGTCTATCTGCACCTTTCAATGATATTGTAGTACCATTGATGAGTTTAATCTGTAGATTATTAATATGACTAGAATCTACTACTGGGTGTCCTAACTCAAGAAGAGTAGACCACATTACATCTCTAGCCTGTCCCTGAGTGTTGGCTATGTACCAGACATGACCTTTCTCAGTTTGAAGAGCATTAATAATTAATAACCATGCTGCTAGTCTGGATTTACCAGTTCTTCTACCAGCTACTACTACTTTGAACCTGGTAGGGTCATTCCATACCTTCTGTTGCCATGATAATAACTTTACATCAAGCTCCATCAGAATCCTCTATTACTATAGGTTTTGGTTCTGCTGCTGATGATATATTGATTGTTATTCCTTTGTTTAGTTGTTTGTCTTTTTCAAATATAGAAGTAGGTAATGCTCTATCCATTAGTAGCTTCAGTGCTGCCATCTGATGTGGGTGTTCATCAGTCATGGCTATGTCTATTGTTTTCTTGAGAACCCTGTCACCATTGGTAATGAGCATCCTAGCCATAAGTTCTCTAATCTTTTGTGTTTCTTCTCGTTTTGAGACAAGAGAACTCTTTTTTCTCTTTGTTTTGAGAGCAACATACTCCATTTCCTTCTTAGAGGGTCTACCAGGTCTTCTCTTTACTTTAGTGCCTACTGGTGTGAGAGTCTTGGCTTTAGTAGCGTATGTTCTTTTCTTCTCTTGTTCTATTGAGCTTTGAGTAGAGTCTTTTAACTCCTCCTCAATATTCTTAGAGTGTTCGATATCCATTGATTTCCTATACTCATTATATAGGTCAATATAGTTATAATGTTCATAGTAATTCATAATAAGAATAATAAATGATTATTAATAATTAATTACTATGAAACTGAATGTCCAGTATGACTATATAGACTCTTTCTTCAAAAGCC